TAATCCATGATAATCCATGATATGAGGTGAGAAATGAAAGCAAACGAGCGACAAGAAGGTGGCACACACTACAAAGACCTACCCGTGCAACCATGGGACGTGATTGATTCTTGGAGCATTGATATGGCGGTTGGGTTCTACCGTGGCAATGCCTTGAAGTACTTGATGCGTATGGGTACTAAAGATGCGTCAGTACAAGAAGTAAAGAAAGCAATACACTACTTACAGAAACTAGTAGAGGTACTAGAAAAATGAGTGAATGGCACGGTGGTAAGGGCGACCGACAACGTCCTACAGACAAGCAGAAGTTTGATGAAAACTTCGACAAGATATTTAAGAATAAAGAAGTGACACATTGGGTACACTACTGCTACTCAATGGGTAGACGAGAAATACCAAAGGGTAAGGCATGCCCGTGGTGTGACACAGAGGAGTAAGATATGCAATTAATAACTATCGATTTTGAGACGTACTACGACAAGCAGTTTTCTTTAAGTAAGATCACAACGGAAGAGTACGTACGTAGCCCGATGTTTGAAGTCATCGGTGTGGGTATAAAGGTAAATGATGGAGAGACTGAGTGGTACTCTGGCGATAACACACAGGAGTTTATAGACAGGTATGATTGGGGTAACTCACTTGTACTTGCACACAACACTATGTTTGACGGAGCGATACTTGGTTGGCGGTTCGGTGTAAAACCTAAAGGTTGGCTAGATACAATGTGTATGAGCCGTGCTATCTATGGTACTGAGGTCAGTCACTCACTAGATAACCTAACCAAACGACTGGGTGTAGGTAAGAAAGGTGACGAGGTACTTAACGCACTGGGTAAACGCCGTGCGGACTTCACCCCCGAGGAGATGCGTAGGTACGGGCAGTATTGTATTAACGACGTCGAGCTTACCTACGAGGCATTCAATATGCTGTGTCGAGGATTCCCTAAGACAGAGCTAAAACTTATTGATCTAACACTATCTATGTTTACTCACCCGATTCTAGAACTAGACAAGATAGAACTAGAAGAACACTTAACAGAGGTGGCCGAGCGTAAGCGCAGACTACTTGAAGAGGCAGGTGTTACCGACAAGAAAGACTTGATGTCTAACAACAAGTTTGCCGATATGCTACGAGACTTAGACGTAGACCCGCCGACAAAGATCAGTCTTACCACAGGCAAGAAAACATACGCGTTTGCTAAGAACGACGAGAAGTTTAAAGAGTTAGAAGAACACTTCGATGACCGAGTGCAGTCATTAGTCGCTGCGCGACTAGGTAACAAGTCAACACTAGAAGAGTCACGCACAGAACGATTCATAGGCATAGCAGAACGAGGTAACCTACCTGTACCCCTGCGATACTACGCGGCACACACTGGCCGTTGGGGCGGTGCGGATAAGATTAACCTACAGAACCTACCTAGTCGTGGGCCGAACGGCAAGGCACTGAAGAAATGTATCATTGCCCCTGAAGGATATATGGTTGTAGAAGCTGACTCCTCACAGATCGAAGCACGTGTACTTGCGTGGCTATCTGAGCAGAATGATTTAGTGCAAGCGTTCCTCAACAAGGAGGATGTATACAAGATTATGGCGTCAAGCATCTATAACAAACCAGTAGACGAGATTACTAAGGAAGAACGGTTCGTGGGTAAGACTACGATTCTCGGTGCAGGGTACGGTATGGGTGCAGGGCGTTTCCGTGAGCAGCTAAAAGGTATGGGGGTTGAGCTAGACCTGATGGAGTGTAAACGGATTATTGATATTTATCGTGGCACTTATCCTATGATTCCTAGATTATGGCGACTATGCGGTGGTGCGCTAGAGCTTATCTATAAGAAAGGGCCAGAGGCAGGGCTTGGTTGCAACGAACTGCTGACTGTCGATTCGCAAGAGCAAGGCATAAAGTTACCTAACGGACTGTACATTAGATACACAGATTTACGTGCACAGGACGGTGAACGTGGGGGGCAGTACCATTACAAAGTTAGGAGTGGACGTAACCGTATCTATGGTGGTAAGGTAGTAGAAAATGTGTGCCAAGCTCTAGCACGTAGCATCATTGGAGAACAGATGTTACTCATTGCTAAGCGGTACAAGGTAGCGTTTACAGTACACGATTCAGTAGGTATTGTAGTTCGTGAAGAAGAAGTAGAAGAAGCAAAAGCGTATGTGGAAGACTGCATGCGGTGGGTTCCATCATGGGCAGAAGGTATGCCTATTGATTGCGAGGCTGGTTACGCCAAGTCTTACGGAGATTGCGAGTAATGACTGAATCACAAGTAAATAAGTTGCTAGAAGAGTTAGAGGGTATACGCAGGGCGTTGGAAATACTTGTAGAGCTAGCGGAAGACGAGCTTTATGACGACTAAGGTTTGCCACAAATGTGGTAGTGAGCGGTTGGCGCTGTTCACTTCCCGCAACCAAAAGCTGTGTACCGTCTGCCATACGTGGCTCCCTTGGAGTATAGACCAAGGACAAAAACAACTAATAGCAAACAACAGGAAGAAAGGATGAGTAATACAGGGCCGTGGTCGTTCAGTCGCATTAAGGCATTCGAGCAATGCCCCAAGAAGTTCTACCATCTGAAGGTGACGAAGGACTATCGAGAACCAGAAACCGATGCTATGACCTACGGCACAGAGTTCCACGAAGCTGCGGAGTTCTATGTGCGTGATGGTACACCTATGCCTGAGCATTTTAATTTTGCTAAGGATGCTATCGACGCACTTATAAAGATAGACGGTGACAAGTTGTGTGAGTATGAGATGGGGCTAACGGAAGCACTTGAACCTTGTGGGTTCAAAGATGCAGAAGTATGGTTCCGTGGGATTGCAGACTTACTCATCATAAATAAGGAAAGAAAGCGTGCGTATGTTATTGACTACAAGACAGGGCGCAGTGCAAAGTATGCAGACAAAGGTCAGTTAGAACTTATGGCGCTGTCTGTATTCAAACACTTCCCTGAGATTGAAGAAGTAAAAGCCGGGCTTATGTTTGTTGTTAGTAACGAGTTTGTTAAAGACAGCTACAATAAGAAAGACGAACCTAAATTGTGGCGTAAGTGGTTATCCGACTATGCTACTATGGAGAAAGCCTACGAGCGTAACGTATGGAACGCTAAGCCTTCTGGGTTATGTCGTAGACACTGCGTTGTAACTTCATGCCCACATAATGGCCGCAACTAGTATGAGGGTGGTACCGATAGAGAGACTGCGTGAAGTGTTTGCATACGACCCCGATACAGGAATAGTAGTTCGCAACGGTAAACGTGCAGGTGGGGTATCTGACAGATATCGTACCGTGTCTATAGATGGGGTGAGGTTGAAGGAGCACCGACTAATATGGGCGCTAGTACATGGGGAGTGGCCAGAGGAAATAGACCATATAAACCGTGACGGATATGACAACCGTCTATCCAACTTACGCGCTACAAACAGGTCAGAGAACTGTATTAACAGGAAAGTGTTTAAGAACAACCGTTGTGGTGTGCGAGGTGTCAAGCTCACTAAAGAAGGTACGTACTTAGTACGTAAGCAGAAGAATGGTGTCCGTAGGAGTATAGGCACCTTTAAAACACTAGAGGAAGCACAGAATGCCTTACAAAAACAAACCCAGACCATACAAGAAAGAATGGGAACAAGAGCAAGCACGTGGTGAGAAAGCCGCACGCTCTGAACGTGCCCGCGCACGTAGGAAGATAGATAAAGAAGACACAGGTACAGTGACTAAGAAGTCACCTCGCCGTGCTGGTAAAGACGTTGCCCACAAGAAAGCATTGAGTAAAGGTGGTAGCAACAAAGACGGTGTACGTTTAGAGTCACCTAGTAAGAACCGCGCTGAAGGCGGTGCTATGAGTAGCCCGAAACGTAAGCGTAAGTAATTAAAGAGCCGCGTGGGCGTTCGCGGTTTTAGTAAACGTCAAGCCAAGTTGACTGGAAGTCTGCATGATAAGCTGGTCGCCCCGCCAGTGGCGAGAGAGGGGCGCATTACACATATACTCGCCGTGAAACACTACCTTCACGGTGCACTGCCGTGGGAGAAACAATGCAGATTATTAACAACAAAGCACTACAACTGAAGTTAAAACACCCTCAGAAGGTAACGACAGTTATCCCGAAGAGTAAACAACTAGACGCACATAACGTGCTAGTACACTGGGGATTAGAGGAGAGCCAAGTGTTACGTAACCTAAATATAAAAGTACCATCACCTATCGAAGGCAGGTATAAGTGGACAGGCAAGTACGCGCCATACGACCACCAGAAAACAACTGCCGCGTTCTTAACCATGAACAAACGTTCGTTCTGTTTCTCTGAACAAGGCACAGGTAAAACTATGAGTGCTATATGGGCAGCAGATTACCTGATGAATATCGGGCTTGTTAAACGTGCGCTTGTCATATGCCCATTATCGATTATGGATAGTGCGTGGAGGGCAGACTTATTTACATGTGCA